CGGATAACCCCACGCCCTGACTGACGGGCTAAGTCAGCGGATTATGCGGAGAGTGCCGGGGAGGTCATGTAGCCCCTAACCCCGCAAGCGCGGCAGAGCCTCCATTCCGGGCCGAGGCCGCGCAACATAACCAAAACGCAACACAAAAGGAAAACACAATGGAAATCATCGCACTCTGGATCTTCTTCGCAATCCTCGCAGGCGTCATTGCAGACCGCAAAGGCCGCAACCCCATCGTCTGGGGTTTCATGGGTATCATCTTCGGCATCTTCGCCGTCATCATCATTGCCGTCATGGGCGAGGCGAAAACCGACCACTAGTAAAACAGGCGCAAAACGCCTATAATGTGCAAAATATCAGCAAAATGAGGGTTCCCAAATGGGGGAAGGCAGCAAAGACTACGAAGTCGGAAAGGGAAAGCCGCCAAAACATACACGTTTTGGACAGCCTGACGGACCAGCACCCGGCAAGACAAAAACCCAAAAGCGAATGGAAATGGCCAACGCAGAAGCCGCAATGCGTATCCGTGCAAGAGCGCTTCGGGCGGTAGAGGCAAAACTTGCGGAAAGCGATACAGACTCCGCAATCGAATTACTCGTCGAAGCCGCAATGCTGAAACTCCTCAAAGACAGCGAGGATCGGGGTCTTGGTGCGCCAATCCAAGATCTGCGCAGCGGTGACGGATCACTCGGACCGTCAAAGATTGAGCGCGTTATCGTCAAGGTAAAGAATGGCAGCGCTGAGGATTGAAACGCCAGAGGCGTTCGTCCCGCTCCTAAAGCCATCGCGCTACAAAGGCGCTCACGGTGGCCGTGGGTCTGGCAAATCGCACTTCTTTGCAGAACTGGCAGTAGAAGACGCCTTGCGCTTTCCCGGCGATTACAATGAAGGCATCCGCTTTGCCTGCATTCGTGAAGTCCAGAAGTCGCTTAAAGAAAGCGCCAAGCTGCTAATCGAGGACAAGCTGCGTAAGTTTGGCCTTGGCGAGCGGCAAGGCTTCAAAGTCTTTGAGAAGGTCATTACAACGCCGGGCGATGGTATCTTTACCTTTGACGGGATGCGGGATCACACAGCCGACAGCTTCAAATCTAAAGAAGGCTTTCACCGGGCTTGGTGCGAAGAAGCGCAGACAATATCCGACAGGTCGCTAACACTACTGCGCCCGACAATCCGATGGGAAGCCAAAGACGGCACAGGCTCAGAGTTATGGTTCGGCTGGAACCCGCAGCGCCCGACAGACCCTATCGACAAACTCCTGCGCGGACCTAACACGCCAACAGGATCAACGGTCGTTCAAGCCAATTGGCGGGATAATCCTTGGTTTCCAAGCGTTCTAGAGCAAGAGCGGCTTGACGATCTGCGCAATGCGCCGGAAAAATACCCGAACATATGGGAAGGCGAATATGCAACCGTCCTGAGCGGGGCCTATTACGCCAGGAGCCTAACAGAAGCGCAGCACGGCGGGCGCATTGGCTTCTTTCCCGCTGATCCTCTTGTTCCCCGTTATGGCATCATGGACATTGGCGGCACATCCGGGCGATCAGATGCGACCGTGATCTGGATTGTGCAGTTCATCGGGCAAGAGGTGCGCGTGATTGACCACTATGAGGCGGTGGGCCAGCCCTTTGAGGAGCATGTCCACTGGCTTCGCATCAACAAGCACGGCGATGCAATCATTGTCCTGCCCCATGACGGACGAAAGCATGACGTGGTGTTCAAGGTCACGCCGCAATCATTCATGCAACAGGCAGGCTTCAAGACCGAAATCATCGCAAACCAAGGGCTAGGCGCTGCATCGGCACGGATCGAGGCCGCGCGCATGATGTTCCCCCGCGTGACGTTCAACGAAAAGACCACAGAAGGCGGTCGGCAGGCGCTGGGCTGGTATCACGAGCGGACAGACGAACACCGCAACATCGGGCTAGGGCCTAACCACGATTGGTCCAGCCATAGCGCGGATGCATTCGGGGCCGTGGCGATTTATGACGCAACAAGGCCCAAGATGGGATCATGGTCAAAGCCATTGCGGCGGGGTTTGAAAGGTATGTAAAACTATGCTAGTGTTCGCGCAAATCAAAAGGGCGCAATAATGGCAATTGGCACTTATTCTGAGTTGAAAACGGCAATTGCAGAATTTGCAAACCGTGGCGACCTAACATCGCAAATCCCGAATTTCATCGCGCTAACAGAGGCGTCAATCAATCGCAATCTGCGGCATTGGCGCATGGAAACGCGAACAGACCTGACAATCGACGAGGCGTTTGAGGACGTGCCGACCGATTGGCTTGAGACAATACGCCTCGGCCTAAAGAACGGCGGAGCGCTTAATTTGCTATCATCGCAAGACATGATGAAAGCCAAGGCAAATACATGGGATACGGGCGATCCGCGATACTTCTGCCATACAGCCGGAACTTTCGAGTTTTGGCCGGAGCCGACAGCATCAACCGGCCTTGCGGAATTGCTGTATTACGCCAAAGTCCCGGCATTGTCAGACGCAGAGCCGACCAATTGGCTACTGACCTATAGCCCTGACCTGTATCTTTACGGGGCTTTGCTGCAAATCGCGCCTTATCTCGGTGAGGATGCAAGGCTGGCAGTCTGGGGCGGTCTTTACGCTGATATTCTGGCCGGGTTGAACAAAGAAAGCAAAGCCGCGAAATTCAGCGGGCCGCTAATCATGAGGAGCCGCAGCAATGGCTGATAGTACGACGACGACTTACGCCCTTGTTAAGCCCGAAGTCGGGGCTTCCTCCGATAGCTGGGGGGATAAGCTTAACGCTGATCTGGACGCGATTGATGATCTGCTAGACGGGACAACGGCTATCGCGCCTAACCTTGTCGGGTGGCAGGTGGGCGGCGTTGCAGTCACCAGCACAGCAGCGGAATTGAACATCCTCGACGGGGTGACAGCGACATCAGCGGAATTGAACATCCTCGACGGGGTTACGGCCACGGCGGCGGAATTGAACATCTTGGATGGCGTGACAGCGACAGCGGCGGAATTGAATTACGTTGATGGGGTAACAAGCGCCATTCAAACGCAGATTGACGCCAAAGCGCCGCTTGCGTCACCCGCGCTTACGGGCGTTCCGACAGCCCCAACCGCTGCAACCAGTACAAATACAACGCAGCTTGCGACGACTGCGTTTGTCCAGCAAGAAATTTCAGCGGTTTCCGCTGTTGTGGGGCTGACTGATCTAGGGTCATTTATATTCGCAAGGGCTGGTACGTCTTCGGGATCGTTTACGGCTAACGCTGGCGACACACGAGCGGGCACTTCGCTCTGGTATGCTGACCGTGATGCCGGCATCGGCGCGAATGTAGGTGTTGGCACATGGCGTTGCCACGGCTATGCGGGGAACCTTGATCGCGGCACACTTTGGCAGCGCATTTCGTGACATATATATATGGCGTTGGTGAATGACACTTATACCTCTTGAAATACCGCCGGGTGTTTACCGAAACGGCACTGACCTGCAATCATCTGGGCGGTGGCGTGACGCCTCCTTGGTGCGATGGACAGATGGCACAATGCAGCCTGTGGGCGGGTGGATTAGCCGCGTCACAATGTCGGACCAGCCCATTCGCGGGGCAATTGCTTGGCGTGATCTAACAGGGGATCGGTGGTTTGCAGGCGGCACGTTTGAAGGGCTATTCGTCAGCAACGCAATCAACACGGTTTCCGACATTACCCCGGCGTCATTTGTCACAGGATCGTCAGGGGCCACGCAAAACACGGGCTACGGCGGCGCATTCTATGGCACGGGGGCATATGGGCTAGAACGGCCAGACACAGGGGCATATTCAGAGGCAACAGTCTGGTCTCTGGATACTTGGGGGGAATATCTAGTCGGGTGCGCCACGTCTGACGGGCGGCTTGTGGAGTGGACGCTAAGCACAGGAACACCAGCGGCGGCGATCAGCAACGCGCCTACGGGTTGCAGCGGCCTATTCGTGACAGAGGAGCGGTTTCTGTTCGCCCTAGCCCCAAGCGGCAACTATCGCCGGGTTGCATGGTCTGACCGTGAGGATAACACCACATGGACAGCGGCGGCGACCAACGAGGCGGGCGACTTCGATCTGCAAACGGCAGGCCAGATCATGCTTGGCATCAGATCGAGGGGTCAGAGCCTGATCCTAACCAACCTGGACGCCCACAGCGTGACATATCAGGGACCGCCCTTCGTCTATGGCTTTGAGCGGGTCGGATCGTCCTGCGGGGCTATCTCGCGGCAATGCGCGGCCTCGGTAGATAGCGGCGTTTATTGGATGGGCGAGCGCGGCTTTTTCCGCTTTGCAGGTGGCGCGGTTGAAAGCATCCCTTGCGATGTGATGGATTACGTCTTTGACGGTATGAACACTGTCCAGAAATCCCGAATTGCAGCCGTGACAAACCGCAAATACAGCGAAATCTGGTGGTTTTATCCGGGTGACGACAGCACGGAGAATAGCCGCTATGTGGTTTACAATTACAAGGAAGGCCATTGGGCAACGGGCTTGATTAGCCGCACTTGCGGGATTGATGCAGGTGTTTTCAACGGCCCTATCTGGTTTAGCGCATCCGGGCTTGGCTATGACCACGAGGCGGGAACCACGTTTGACGGTTCGCAGCCCTACGCGGAAAGCGGGCCAATGCAGGTTGGGGCCGGGGATAATGTCGTGATGGCAACGCAGCTTATCCCCGATGAAAAGACGCAAGGTGATGTTACGGTTACTTTTGCCACGCGGTTTTATCCAAACGGAACGGAAACAGAATACGGGCCGTTTTCCATGGCAGCACCCACCGACATTCGCTTTACCGCGCGACAGGTCGCAATGAAGGTAACGGGCGGATCTGGCCGGGATTGGCGATGGGGTATCCCGCGCATTAACGGAACATTGCGGGGTACGCGATGAGGTTTGGTGTTCCGCCTCTTGGCCCTGATGTTCGGGCGTGGGCCAATGATATGCGCCGCTGGCTTGCCGCTGGATGGGATGTGCTGACCTATAAGGACGCATCGGCTAAGGCCGTGAGCGATGGCGTTTTGCTTTGGGATCCGGCGGGGTATCCTGTGGTATCTCGCGAAGGTGAATGGCGACAGCTTATCATGGCTGATGGGTACGCCGCAGCCCGCGTTCAATCTAGCATAACGGCGGCTAGTGCTGACACGGCATACGCAATTGAATGGGATCCCCTCCAATTTTATGAGGGCGTTAGCATTGTTGACGACACAAAGATCACGTTTGAAAAGCCGGGCTTCTTCTTTTACGGGTTTTCAACAACGATTAAATCCAGCACGGGATCTGACGTTACATTCCACTTTTGGCCGCGCGTTAATGGTACTGATGTTCCGTTTTCAAACATACGGCATACGCTTCACACAACTGGAGCGGAGGCAACGATTGGAAGGTCTGGCCTGTTTAATGTTAGCGCTGGGGATTACATAGAAAGCATGTGGGCAGTATCTAGCACGAACGGTAATCTTGAGGCGGCGGCGGCAACGTCATTCTCA